GTACTTCCGGCAGTTCAGGCAGGGTTTGAAACATTTGCGAGCGTCGCATTGCCGGCAGTCAGCCCGCTGATCAAAGCAGTAACCAGCTTATGGAACGCATGCCAGCCGCTGCTTAAAACAATCGCTGGAGCGCTGACCCCGGCTTTTAAAGTTCTGGGTGCATTTCTTGGCGGTGTTTTCAAGGGCGTTCTTAGCACAATCACGTTTGCGGTTAATGCTGTTAAAGTTGCCATTCAAGTGTTGACGCCGATTGTCAATGTCGTTGTTGCAGCTTTTAAGGCATTTTCACCGGTTTTGACAGCTCTTGCTTCGTTTATTGGTCAGTTAGTCGGTCAGTTCGGTGGTCTTGGCGGTGCGGCTAAAACGATGAAGAACGTTGTCAGCACTGCGTGGAACGGAATCAAGGATGGTGTAAAGCTCGCTGGTGAAGGCGTCAAGGGTGTAGTCAACGGTTTGAAAATCGCATGGAACAGTTTGAAGTCTGCCGGTAATGCCTTGCGGAGTGCAGTATCAGGAGCATGGCATGGATTAGGCAGCGTTGTTTCCAGCGTATCCGGCGGTGTACGCGGAGCCGTCAGTGGCGCTAAGGCAGCATTTAGCGCATTCGGCCGTGGCGTCTCCAACGTATCTAGCGGCGTCAAGGGTGTTTTGGGCGGTGTTAGGTCTGCATTTAACGGATTGCGGAACATCAATTTATGGCATGCCGGTGCAGCTATCATGAACGGTCTTCTGAGCGGTCTCAAATCCGCTTGGGGAGGTGTCAAGCACTTTGTAAGAGGTATTGCCAAGTGGATTAAGAAACATAAGGGCCCTATCAGCTATGATAAAAAACTGCTGATTCCGGCCGGCAATGCAATCATGGCCGGGCTTAACGGGGGATTGGTAAACGGATTTGAAAACGTTAAGTCAACCGTGCTGGGCATGAGTGGTACGATTGCTGATACGCTGACTGCTAATCCGGTTGCTACATTAGCCACCTCCGGGAACGTTGAAACAGGTACTGCCCCGGGTGGTACTACGCCGGTTGTGATAAACCTGACGCTTGGCAGCAGTGATTTCCAGGCATTCGTTGATGACATTTCCAAAGCACAGGGTACTAAGACGCAGTTCCAACGTGCATATAAATTCTGAAAGGAGTGGTGAGTGTGAGATCACAGGTAGCATTTAGCTATGGTGGGCAATGCATTGATACCGCAATAGCCGACTTTGAC